GAGCGGCGTCGATCGTTCCGGTCATATTGGCCGCGCTGATGTTCGTCCCGTCAGTCGTTATCGCCCCAGCGGTCGCATTTAATACCTCGCCAGAGGCTGCGGCTGCCGGGGTCGTGATCGTCTGGACGTGCCACATAGGAGTCCCGCCGACGGTAAGGTTGCCCTCGACGTTCAGATCGCCGCCGACCTTCACGTCGTCCGCGAAGATGACCGCAGACGCCGGGGCCATCAGGACGGCCAGAATCACTAAAAGTTTAAACATCCCAGACCACCTTGAACCAGCCCGCGCCGGTAGTCGTCCCTGACCCCACTTCGAGCTTGATGTCGGTATCCTCGGTTATCATCTTGCCTATCATGATAACGCCCGCACCGGACTTCGGGAACGAGCCCGTCTTCACATAAGCATCAGCAGACGACCCGTTACCGAGCTTCAGAGTGCCGTTGAAGGGGGCCGACATTATGTACTTGATTTTAACAAGCTCGTCGCCCTTCTTCAGAGAAGCCAACGTGTAGGTCGCCGGGGTAGACCCGATCTCGATCTCCTGGGAGTTCAGGTCGGCATTTTTACAGGAGATCCCGTCGAACCCGAACCTGCCGACCAGCCTAGAGTCAATGTGAACTGCCACCGTTACCGCCTCCCGGTATCTCGACGATCATCGTGCCGAGCATCGCGCCGAGGTTGAGCCAGGTGGCCACCTCGGTCTCGGTAAGGACGGTGCCCCTCCGCATCGGAGCGGGCTTGCCCTTGTCGGTGTAGGTCATAAAGTCGTTCAAGACCTGATATCGCTTCATGGTCCGGCCTCTCAGGAGATGATGTTAGCCACCATAGCGCCGAAGTCAGCGCCCACGATTACCGGGCAGTAGCACTGGAACGCCTGGTTGTACTGAGCATGGGTCCGTAGGTCCGGTACGGTAGTGAACGCGGTATCGAAGCCCCCGAGGGGCTGGTTAAAGCTCAGGTTCATCCCGCTAATGGCCTTCATCGGGCCGGGAGTGTCCACGTAACCGAGCCAGATGTGCTTGCCGAAGATCCAACGCAGATCAACGGTATCGCCGGGCTTGGCGTGGTTATACATCGCCCTACCGACCATGATCTTGTCGATACCGAGCGCCTGGGCCATCGCCGTCTCGTTAAGCTCGGTGATGTTCCTGATCGTGTTCGCGCCGGTCTGATACCACTGGATGAGCTGGGGATGGGTCCGAAGGACCTCGAAAACCTGTTCGCCCATAACCGCCGTGTTCGGCATGATCCCGGTCTTCTCCTTGAGAGCCACCCGCATGACACGAAACATGTCTCTCGGCGAGGAGTTAGCGTAATCGTCGAACCTGCGGAACGTGGTCGAGTTGTTCTCGCCGCTCGTCACCCCGGAAACGTTGGTCCCCCAGACGTTCGTCCCTCCGGTCCCGGCGGACTGGAAGTAGGCGTCGGCCAGAACCCGTTCCTTGTGGAGCTGCATAACGCCGGTCAGGAACTCCGTGGTTGCGAACACGGGGTCGATACCGGGGTCGGCCACGAAAGGTATGTCGTCGGCAATCGTTGTCTCGCAAGCGTACCTCTTACAAACGAACGATCCGTGGGGGTCGATCTTGAGGTCGCCCTGAGGCAGCGCGGAACCGGGGTTCCATTCGCCCACGTAGTCGGTGAAGAAGGTCTCCTTAGACCACTTGGGGTACAGCCCGGATATGAACTTGGCCTCGACCAGAGGGAACCACTGATCGGCCACGAAACCTCTGGGGTCCTGCCGGTAAGCCAGGCTGTACTCGGCCTGGATGCGGGCGACCATGATCTGGCCGTAATCGAGCCCCTTGTGAACCGGCGTCACCTGGTCAGGAGCCAGATAGACCGGGACAGACGCGAGCTGGTAGTTGTTAGGTATCATTGTGTTTAGCCTCCTCCGGCGGGCTTGGGAATCCAGCACGGACCATCGAACAGCCTCACAGAAGCAGTCTGGCCGTCATCGCCACCGTACAGGCAGACGCCGTAAGCGAACGCGCCACCTACCACGGGGTCGAGCTTGACACCCTTGCCAGCGTTATCGTTAGTGACCAGATCGCCTGCTACAAGGCCGCCAGAACCTACGGCAACTCTGGCAACGCCTCGGACCTGGACCAGAGCCACCAGTCGAGGGCCGGTCGTAGCGACAGGCTGGTTCTTCAGGACACCGACCGCGAGATCCGCAGCACTAGTGATTGCCGTAACCGTAGCGTCCCCGCCCATCGTGACGAAATGGAGTTCTTTAGCTTCCATGTCGCCGGTCGGAGCGAGAGAGAGAACGTCGGTCGGGAAGTTGACAACCTCGGCCGGGTTAGACCAGAAATCCATCGCCATTAGCGACCACCTCTAATAGCGGAGAACAGACCAGGCTTGTTCTTGACCACCCAGGCGACCGCCTCGGATCTCACGACCTGCTCGGACTTGGGGGAGTCACCGGCGGACTTCTGGACAATATCCATCCTCTCCTGGACGGCAGCCTCGAAAGCGGCCTCGGGAGAGTTCGGGGCGGGCTGGCTAGTCCCATAACTCTTGAAAAGGTCGGACTGCTTCAGCGCCTCGGCAGACTTGACCAGATCGGCTATGATCGCCTTCTTGGTGTCTTTCGGCATGTCGGACTTCTCGATAGCGATCAGCTTATCGATCGTCTTCTCGATGCCGAGAACGTCCAGACCGTGCTTCTTCACGAACTCGGCGATCTCGCCGCGTCTCCGCTTGCTCTTTTCGATATCCAGATCTTTGCGGATGGCGTCAGTCTTCCGGCGCTCGGCCGCCAGGGCCGTTTCAACGGCCTTCATTATGGCCTCATTCGGGGCCGGGGGAGTCATCTTCTTACGCTCCATGTTCTTGTAGATCAGAAAACGAGATTTCCCGTTCGCCGCCTTACCAACGAGCGAGACCTCGTCTATGTCAAGATTCGATAACAGTTGAGCCAAAACAGATCACCTCAGACGGGGATGCGAGTTCCAGACCCGCCGATAGAATAGCCAGTAATCTCGCCAGTCTTGACGGCGTTCCAGATGTTCGGATCGTGGATCTTAGTTACCATGATCCAAGAGCCCTTTTTGACACGCTGGCCGCCACAATCGAAGTCTAACGGCGCGATGTAGTTTTCAACGATCTGAGCGTTGACTGAGCCTTCGTGCTCGTGGCCGATCCGCTGCGACTTCATCATGAACTCGTGACAGGCTTTCCTCACGTCCGCCGCCGCCACGATGTCGCCCTGGAGGTCTTCGGTCCCAGGTTCGAGAACCACGCCGTAAACGACCTGCTCCTCCTCGGACTTGAACAGAGGAACCCGCCACGACTTCTCGACGGCAGGTTCGTCTTCATCATCCTCATCATCGTCGTCGGACTTCTCAAGATCCTTGTCGCTACCGCTGCACTTCTCTAGGTCGTCCTCATCATCGTCGTCGGACTTCTCCATGCCGGGAACCTCAGGCTCCGGCTCCGAGACAGTTTCCTCCCCGCCGCCGCCTCCCAGAACCTCCGCCACAACGTCCTCGACCTTCTCGCCGATCTCTTCAGCAATCTCGTCGATAACGTCAGTCCCGCCGCCTTCCTCGGCGATCTCGGCTTCCTTGTCCACGTTGTCGCCAAGCCAGCCGGTCAGCATCTCTTTAAGAGATGGATCGTTGACCTGATCGATAACGCCCCGGACGATATCGGAATCTGAAGCTTTCTCCAGTTCCTCGTCCTTCTTATCGTCTTCAAAAATGTCGTCCGTCATGTTGTCACCAAGCTTGGGTACATAAGAGAACTAAGCATCAAGCCACCAATGCTCAACGGGATCGATCATGGTTCAATCGCCTACCCACTTTGCTTTTCCTCGGTGGCGTAACTTCATCACCTTCAAAACATCGGCTTCAACGTCGTCCATAGAATCACCAAGAGTAAAGTGGAGAGGCCCGATATTCCGTGCCGCCTCGGAGCCGGGCGGGGCGTCGAAGATCATCGTAAATTCTGGATAAAGTCGGACTCGGAACGGCCCGTCATCTTCCAGCAGTATGATTTCAGCGCAACCACGTCGTACCCCAGAGCCGCGACCTCCGACCAGAACGCGCCGCCCAGGAGGTCGAACCGCTGCTGGTCGGTCAGATCGACCCACGGGTTGAAAAAGCCGGATTTAGTCAGCAACGACATGAACGGTGCTACGCCGGGCATCTCTCAACCTCCGCATCAATCAACTAAACTCGCTGTAACACCGACAGTTTGGATGACCAAACGCTCTCTTCCGTTGCTGTAAGGGTCGCCGATCTTGCGCCGTTCGCCTTCCATCGTTTTGCAGAAATCACAAGCTCCCGATCGAGTCCGCCACGTCTTGTATTTCGCCCCTTTGCGAACGGCCCGTTTCTCTTTCCTGGCAGACTTCTTAGCTTCCGACCGCGCCTCGATGATCTGTTGGATAGCCTCGGCCCGTCCGCCGGACTCCTTGCCAGGGACGGCGCTAGCGTCAGATTCCAACGCGGTCTGCTCTTCGTAGTCGGGAAGCCCGATCGACTGGAGGATCGTGTCTCGGATCGTAGACTGAGATTTTAATTCCCAGCCCGCCTTCTCGAACAGTGAGATGATCGTGGCAACGTCGCTAGTAGATAGCGGTACTACTGGATCGTGGACTATTTTGGGCAGCTTTTTCAGGTCTTCAAATTCGGGGTTGAGCCGGAAGAGCTGTTTAACTAGCTGGTCGTTTATCGAGGACTCGAACGCGTCGAGGATCGCCGAAACGCTCAGGGTGAAGTTGTCGGTCTTGTCTCTCGACAAGGCAAGCGACCCGCTGCTGCCCATACCGAGCGCCAGAAACTCGGTCATAGAGGCCAACAGGATCGCTTTGGCCTCGGTCTCGATCGCAGCGGTAATGTGAGCTACGATGTCGCCGCCCATCGCTGGCTGGAGGAACGAGATTTTGACTAGCTCTTTTCCCGTCTTTTCGTCGAGTATCTGGGGTGTTACGATGTACTGTTGGGTGTCAAGGCAAATGCTACGGAGCATCTCGGTTATCGACTGATACGAAGCGTTAGCCTCGATATAGGCCGGGTTGAGCGGGTCGGCGGCCAACTGAGCCGGAGCGTTAACTATGTTCTGTGGAACTTCGGCCCACGGTATCCCAGCGCCACCGCGTTCGATTATGATGTTCCTGAAATCTTCCATTATCTTTTTCGTCCGCCAGGCCCGATACGATGACCTCAACAGGCTGCGGCCTTCGGGCGAATCTTTGCCGGGCGTGGCTCTGAGGATCAGCAGCTTCTCGATCGGGATGAACACCTGCCGCCAGTCAGGAGCCGCCAACTGGGTCAGGCCCCGAAGTCTCGTCACGTCCTGGGGGTCGTAGTTCCAGTGGAGAACCGTGTCAGGGCTCCTCAGAGCCAGGTTGGACCACCCAATCAGGCCATCGTCGTACTCGGACCCGTACCGGGGATCGTCCTCGTTCTCGCCGTTTCTCACCTTGAAAATCTTTTCGAAGGGGCAAAAACCGTACTGGGGAACCGCCGTCGATGCGGCAGCTATCACCGTTTTCCAGGAGTGGCCCATGTCGCCCATGCACGACTCCAGGAACTCGGCAGCTTCCAGGTCTTCCTTCTCTTTTGAAGCTGGTTGGACGGTCCAATCCGACCGCCGAATGAACATGCTGTAAGCGTTTAGTGTAGCGCCGCAGTAGGCGTCATTGTCGCCCATCTCTTGCAGAACGGTCCAAAGATTTCTACCAGATAGCTCCGGTAAATGGTCCCTCTGCGGCCAACCGGGCAACTGATACCGCCAACCGCTACGGCCATACTCAAGTTGTAAGTTTCTGGCCGACGAATCGAATCTAGGGTAAGTGCCGGTGACGAGCGCTTTGGGGGGTTGAGGCGGCGCTATGGCCTTCGCTATTCTGGACCGAAACCTGTCTAACATTTTGCAACCGCCTAGAAATCTATCCAACCTGGAATTACGATAAAGATCATGTAGTTCCGGCCCAGCGAGACGCGGGTTTCGTAGCGCAAACAAAACTTAACGAAGTCACAGGCCGTTCCATCGGAGCGAATGTGAGCATCACGGCATCACCGAGATCTGGACTTCGACCAATCCTCTTTTTGGTCTCTTCTTTGTCCTCGATCTGAGTCAGACCGGACCTGAAAGTGTACTGAGGGGAGGCCAGATCCGCCAGAAGCTTGCCGTCAGAGGGCAACTGAAGCAACGTGTCACCTTTCGGATCGAGAGCCAACCGAACCGCCCACCACAACTCAGCGCGGAGGTTGCGGTAGACTCGGTTGTTATCAGCATCAAGAACGCTAGACCCCGAAGCCACGTTGACCTCCGACACGTTCACGTCTCGAATCGGTTTCAGAGCGTCCACAACGCCAGCACCAAGACCGATCACGTCAACGTTAGCCTGCCGAGCGCCGACTTCACGATAGACCTTGATAACCTGACCCGCAAGTTCCTGAGTATCAAGCCCTGAGTAGGCTTTGACCCACAGAACGCGCCTATCTTGCCGCGCACAGATGGCGCTCTGGTCCATCCCGCCTCGGGCAACGTCAACCCCCAGGATGATAGGAGCGTTAGCGTCCCACGACCCGTTTATCCAGCGGTCTTGAGCCTTCTCAATCCAGCCCAAGGGGATAACCGAATACTCGCCCTGGTCCGGGAACTCGCCCTCAACTCGGGCAAACCAAGCAGGATGGTTGACCCCCCACTCCTGGAACGCTTCATGAGCCCATTTCGGAGTGATAAGCCAGGGGTAAGGCCATTTGTAGTTCCCGTCGTCGGTTTTGGGAACTTTTGGTTCCCAGGTATTATTAATTATGTCTTCTTTTGTGATACCAAACGCCGTGAAGTTCGGAGTGTCCCAGGCAGCCGTTCGGCCAGTGCTCCACCCTTCGGTTCGGAAAGCTCGGTAGAACTGGCCCCCAATGTCGGTCGGGTTGCCTATCAGGACCAACCGGCAGTGGGCGGAGGTCAGGACGCCCATTATGGCTTCAAATATGTCCTCGTCAACACCCGCCGCCTCGTCAACAATCACCAGCAGGTGTTCCGAATGGTAGCCCTGGAACCTGTTGGGGTCGTTGGTGGACAGACCGATCGCGGCCCACTCTTTGCCGTCGATGCTCAGGACGGTAGCGGAGGGGGCGAGGTTGCCGCCGAGAGGCACGATTGAGTTGGCATGGGCCGACCTTATCTCTTTCCATAAAATGTCCTCCACCTGCCGCCAAGTGGGGCCGGTGGTGATGACTATGCTACGGGGGAAACTGTAAAGCCACCACAGGCACAATCGCGCACAACAGAACGATTTTCCTATGCCGTGACAGCTCCGCCATGCGGTTTTCGGGTTGTCCCTGACCGACTCGATTATGCGGTTCTGGTCATCCCAGAGGTTGTCGCCCAAAACGGTGGGGATGAAGTATCCAGCCGGATCTTCCTGCATCCGGGCATACTCCTCCGCCTGAAGGGTCTCGATGCTCTTTTTACCGCGAGGCATCTATGCCCCCTCCGGCGCTTGATCCCATTTACGGCTTTGGCAGTTAGGGCATTTCATCGGATGCGCTACGATGATGGGCCACTCGTACCCACATTTCTTGCATCGGTGGCGAGGTATTTCATCCATACTACTACTAGTAGTAGTGAACCTATTTGTTCTTTTTGGCCTGGTTCCGAACGAAATCGGCTAGCGTGCTAAATACCAACGGCGCTCCGTCCGGGTCTCCTGAGATCCGGGTGTCCAAATTGTCACGCTGGCCTAGAGTCTGTTTGCCTAGCCAGACCATCATCGCCCGGTCGGCGGGCATGTGTGTATGGGTCACGTCAGGCGATTTGCAGTACGGGCACTCGTCCAGGAACGCGCCCTCGTAGGCCATGTCGAGGATCATAATCTTGCCGCAATTCTGGCAAGTGTTCTTGATCCGCTCTTTAGCCACGTTCTTCTGGGTGCGGCGGAGGCTCACATTCCCGTTGACGCGAGACGCTTCGATAAACTCGTCCAGCGCGGGATGCCGCTTGCGAAAATCGGTCCAGGTGGACTCGGAAACGCCCAGAACGACCGCCATCTCGTAGTTCGTGCAGTCGATCTCCGCCAGGCCCTTGAGCATTTTTAACATCCGCTCGTCGAGATCGACGGTAGCGGGCCGAGTCGCGATCTTTTCCAGCACCTCGGCTTCAATCGAGAGCTTGCGGGGTCTGCCTGCGGCTCGTTTGGGCTTGGGCTTATTGGCTGGCATAGAAAATCACGTCAAAGCTTGAAGAGGGGCTCTAGGGCGGAGGGGTTGACGATGTGGTTTGAGCAGCCTGCCGGGGCCGTCCGGGCGTCGGAGCTAGTCATACTCTACCCCCACC